TCCGCGGCGAGCCTGAGACGGCGACAAGTTAAACAGGCGGGGCCAGATGCCATCGAGCATCGCCCGCTCACCCATATGGCAGGCAAGAGCAAACAATGGCTGCCGCAATAACCGTAGTCCCCTCCGGTGGAATGCCTGTGACCCTTGTTGGCAGGGGCGGCATACCCATGACCTTGTCGCGCTACGGCGGCGCTCCCGTAACGGTTACGTCAAACGCAATCCCCATCACCCTTGTTGACGAAACAGGCAACCCCATGAGCGTTTACGTTATCCCAGCGGGCGGCCAATCGGGTGTTGCGGTTCCTCTGACGGGAACAACTTCGGAAACCGCACTCGTGTCGGTGACAATCCCAGCAGGTTCGTTAGGCGCCAACGGGAGCATCCGTATCACTGCGCTGTTAAGCTACACCAACAGTGCAAACAACAAAACCATCAGGGTAAGATTTGGCGATACCTTGAGCGGCACCGTCTTTGCGCAAAGCACTCTGACGACGACGACGGCAACTCGCCTTACCCTGACCATTCACAACCGCAACAGCGCAGCCAGCCAGATTGGCGGACTCGTCAACGGCTCGCTTGGCGGAACGGCCAGCGCCAACATTACCGGCGCAATCGACACTACAGCGTCCCAGACGCTGACGATCAGCGGCCAACTCGCAAGCTCCGGCGAAAACATAACGCTGGAAAGCTATGTCGTTGAAACGCTCTACGCAGCCTGACCCAACAAACGCGCCGCAGTCCGCACAGACGAACGGGCGCTCACGTTCCCTAACGCAAACCCATCCCTACTGGCTCAAACCCAGAGAGAAGGAACGACACCGTGCCTTATGACGATGGAAAGGCGCTCTCAGAACAGCAGGAACGCTTCTGTCAGTTCATGGTGCAGGGAAAGACCCAGCGCGACGCTTACAGGCTGGCCGGATACAAAACAGCGACCGACGAGGCGACCGACGCAGCGGCATCGCGGCTGTTAAGTAATGGTAAGATCGAAGCACGCATTGCCCAGCTTCGTGAGAAGGGGGCCAAACGCGCTGAGGTGACGCTCGAATGGCTCATCGTTCAGGCGCAGGAAGTGCTTGAAGCCGCCAAGTCTGACGCTGCCCACGCTGCCAGTATCGCGGCCATCAAGGAGCTAGGCGTTCTCAGCGGCAAGCGCGTCGAGAAGCAGGAAACAGACCTCTCAGGCAAAGGTGGCGGCCCGATCGCCACTGTAGACGCCAAGAAGCTCACGAAGGCACAGCTTGAAGCCCTCGCCACGATCCGCATTCCAGCCGACGCCGGGTGACGTTCTTGCCGCTCGGAAAGAGCTGGCAAGGCGGGACATCAAGTGGTTTGTGCGGATGATTGATATCCCCGGCGCTCCTCTGACGGAGGAAGTCGAGGAAGATCGTTTCCACACGATCCGGGTTGATGCGCTGGCTGCGCACCATGACCTGTTGCTGAGTTCATTGCAGGAGATTGTAGACGGTACGCTGAAGAACCTGCTGGTGATGATGCCTCCAGGTTCGGCCAAATCAACGTATTGCAGCGTGGTTTTCCCTGCGTACATCATGGCGGTTAAGCCTCGCGAGCAGATCGTTCTAGCGAGCTACGCCTCAGAGATTGCCGCCAAGCAGGGCAGGCGCGGGCGCCAACTGGTCAAGTCCAAGGGCTTTCAGGCGCTATTCCCTGAATGCCAGCTATCACCTGACAGCAGCGCGGCAGATCGCTGGAGCCTGACCAACTCAAGCGAGTTGATGGCGGCTGGTATCCTCGCCGGCATGACCGGAAACCGCGCCAACGGCATTATCGTTGACGACCCCGTTGCTGGCCGCGAGGAGGCGGAAAGCGAGACGATCCGCAAGAAGACCCGCGAAGCCTATCTCGATGACCTCTGCACACGTCTGAAGCCCTACGGGTGGAAGATCATCATGCTGACCCGTTGGCATCAGATGGATCTGGCCGGGGGCATCCTGCCAGCCAACTGGAACGGCGAGAGCGGCGACATTCTCTGTCAGGACGGCCAAGTCTGGCGTGTTATCAGGATACCGGCGCAGGCCGATCGATTGGACGACCCGCTGAAGCGCAAGCCGGGAGAATATCTCTGGCCTGAGTGGTTTCCCGAGGAACACTGGCAGCCGTTCAAACGAAACGTCAGGACGTGGACGAGCCTGTATCAAGGCTTGCCCGTTCCAGAGGAAGGCGATTACTTCAAAGCGGAATGGCTGCGGACGGTTCCAGAGCTTCCGCCCCGCGCCACGCTCAAAGTCTATGGCGGTTCGGACTACGCAGTCACGGCAAACGGTGGTGACTACACGGTCCACATCGTTGTCGGCATCGACCCTGAGAGCCGCATCTACCTGCTGGACCTATGGCGAGGGCAGGCCGCATCGGACACATGGGTTGAAGCATTCTGCGACCTTGTGAAGAAGTGGAAGCCGATTGGTTGGGCTGAAGAGACGGGCCAGATCAAGGCTGGTGTCGGTCCCTTCCTGATGCGGCGGATGCTGGAACGGCAGGCTTACGTCTACCGTGAGCCCTTCCCAACCCGAGGCGACAAGGCGGTCAGGGCGCAATCCATTCGTGGCCGCATGGCGATGAAGGGCCTCTACATGGCCGCTGATGCGCCTTGGCGTGCTGACCTCATGAGCGAGCTTCTGAGCTTCCCTGTAGGCGTCCACGATGACCAGTGCCTCGCTGAAGGCACACTGATCGCCATGGCGGATGGCAGCGAGAAGGCCATCGAGCATGTCGAAATAGGAGATGAAGTCTCGACGCCGATTGGTCCGTGTGCGGTCACGGCGTCAGCGGTGACGAACGAAGCGGCCCAAGTTTATCGAGTTCGCACGTCATGCGGGCGCGAGATTGTGGCAACTGGGAATCACCCCGTATTTGTTGAGGGCAAGGGCTTTGTTCGGGTAGATGCGTTAGGTATGTTGGACCAACTCAGATTGGAGCCATCATGCAGCGCGGATCAAGCAAGGCTGACGTTCTGGAATATCGCGGACAGCGTTATCGGCGCTATCCGAACAGCAAGCACACTCAACATCGAAGATACTTCCACGCGACCGAACCAAGGCGCGGGTTTCTCCATCGTCACGTCTGGGAAGACAATTTCGGCCCCATCCCAAAAGGCCACGACGTTCACCACAAGGACGAGAACACTCTCAACAACGACCCGCTCAATCTTGAGTGCCTTACCAAGCTGGAGCATCGGCGCCGGCATCCGCTCACTGGCGATGCGCTGGCAAAGAAACTGGTCCAACTCGACAGCATTCGGGATCGAGCCGCTGAATGGCACGCAAGCCCAGAGGGCAGGCAATGGCACGCCGACCATGGGCGGCAAACGTGGATCGGTCGCGAGCGGATCAGCAAGACATGCGCCTCATGCGGCGTTGCATTTGAGGCGGTCTTTGAGCGCGCCAAGTTTTGCTCTCGCGGCTGCAAGCAACGTGGAGTTGGTGGAGGGTCAACGCGGCGTGGTCGATATGCTGCGGAGGGCGAGCCGGTGGCTTGCAAATGCTGTCACAGGCACTTCGTCACCAAGTGGCCGGATACTGCGTCCTACTGCTCCAAAGCCTGCGGGATGCGTTATCGAGATCGAGGCGCTTTCGGAGAGGGCGAAGGTCCGAAACCTCACCGTAAGCCGCGCGCACGTCTTCTACGCTAACGGCATCCTGACCCACAACTGCGACGCGCTGGGCCTCGTTGGACAGCTTCTCGACAAGATGGAAGCGGGCTCGCCGCTGGTTCCGAATACGCCCAAGCCGATTGGCAAAACGGGCCAAGTCTACCTCCCCGGCGCACCCGAGCCTGTGCGCGGAAACAAGAAAGACTGGACGTGATGGAAGAGGAGGGCGAGGCAACGGGCGGGGGAGACGGCGAGGAGCTACAGCCCGAGTTCGATCGCGACAGTGGTCCGTATCTCAAGATGATCGAGCACGCCGAGAAGGCGTTCACGCAGTGGCACTCGACCTGCGACAATCTCGCGAAGGAGTTTGCCAACCTCAAGCGCCTGGCATCGTCGCGCTCTGATCGCGAATTTCAAATGTTTTATGCGAATTTGGAGGTCGTCAAACCGTCCATCTACAGCCGGGCGCCGATGCCTGTCGTGGTGCCGAGGTTCAAGGATCGCAAGCCCGTCCCGCGCAAGGCATCCGAGATGCTGGAGCGTGCTCTGGTCACGAGCTTTGACGTTGAGCACGTCCACGAGACGATGCGTCGGGTCCGTGATGACCGCGCCCTGTTCGGTCGCGGCGTCATCTGGGCGCGCTACGAGACATACGAGAAGGGCGAGGAACTCAAGGAGTGCGTCCGGTACGAATGGGTGCATCGCAAGGACTTCCTGCACGAACCTGCGCGCATCTGGTCTGAGGTTGGCTGGGTCTGCCGTGGAACGTGGCTCACGAAGGAACAGGGCCAGAAGCGGTTCGGTGAAGCCTGGGGTGATGACGTCACCTATGAAGAGGCCAAGGACACCGCGACCGA